CTTAAGCATTTTTGGAATAAAGCAAATCCTGGAGAGCTTCCGCAATTAAAACAAATAAAAGTGAAAGGAGTATCAACTTGGGATGACACTGAAAGGATGGAATATTTGGAGGAATATGTAAAAAGTAATATTTTGCCAATGATTAAGCCAGTTCTCTCAGATTATAACGAGAACGATACACCTTTTTAGGTTGGTTCATAGGTTAGTCGCTATCGCATAGGTGCGCAAGCGATCGGTTCGAATCCGATATAGCGACCAAATTAAGTTAGGTGGCGGAATTGGTAGACGCTAGAAAGACACATAAGAACATATACGGGTATGGTCGAGCGCCCCGCATAGAAATGTGTTTAGTGGTTAAGTTATAATGGAGTGATTATAACGAGATATGTTCATGCAGGTTCGAGTCCTGTCCTAACTTAAACTTTTTAAACTACAACTATTATGAAAAATTACAAACTAGACCTAGACCGACAACGCATCCAGTTTATTGACACGAGATTTTATCTTTCTCCAAAAGAAAAGTACCTACCAAGCGTTACCACAATTTTAGAGGCTTATCCAAAGGATGCTAGCTATTACAAATGGCTTAAAGATGTTGGCTCAGATGCCGACCATATTAGAGACGAGGCTGGTAGGCGTGGATCAGTTGTGCATGAGCTTACCGAAAGGTATGATTGCAATGAAGAGATCAACCTAGTTAATGACTACGGCACTCCACAATATAAGATGCTTGAATGGTCAATGTTTGAGCGTTATGTTGAATTTTCGACAAATTTTCATCCTCAAATTGATATGATGGAGGTTCACTTGATGAGTGATAAGCTAGGCTTTGCGGGAACGCTTGATAGAGTGATTAGGCTCGGCTCACTTACCATGCTTATCGACATCAAAACAAGTAATAGCATTTATCCATCTTACTGGTTGCAGTTAGCCGCTTACCATCAACTACTTAAAGAGCATCATAAAAAGCTAAACGTAGATGCCGTAGGTATATTATGGCTAAATGCCAAAACCCGCACTACGGGCAAAGGCGGAGCCATACAAGGTCAAGGATGGCAGCTTGTACAACGCACTATGACCGAGCTTAAAAAAGATTGGGAGCTATTTAAAAGCACACAAAAGCTATGGCTTGCAATGAATGATGGCGTAACTCCGAGAAATATTTCTTACCAACTTAAATACAAGAAAAATGATCTGCAATAAATGTAAAAAAGATGTAATGGCTACTATACATGATCTATGTATCGAGTGCCATGATGATATACCTCGCGATCCAATAGTAGAGAGCGTGATAGCTAAGTATCAGAAAAGGTCAGCAGAAGGTATGATCAAGTACGGAGTAACAATGATGAGAGATGATCTAACTAGCTTGCAATGGCTTAATCATTTGCAGGAAGAACTTATGGATGCGACACTTTATTTGGAAAGGCTTAGGGTTAAGCTAGAAAGCATAGAAGTAAGTAAAGATGATGAAGAGGACTTGCATTTTAAGCTGAGTGAGCAAGGTTATTTTGAACAATTAAATGAAGAGGATGAATAACAAATTAACTGCGGTTCAATGGATGAATAAACAAATGCTAAACTTTAATAAAAGTGATGCTACATGGAGTGAAATATATAATCAAGCATTATTCATGGAAAAAGAACAATTATATAATTCATGGAAAACATCTGAATTATGGTCAGATGGAAATTTTGTAGATAGAATTGAAGCATTTGAACAATACTATAAAGAAACATATGAATCTTAGAGATTACCAAATAGAGATTAGCGACAGAGCAGCCAAATTGCTGAAGTACCATAAAATAGCATATTTAGCACTTGAGGTTCGCACTGGAAAAACAATCACATCTTTGGCCGCAGCTTATAAATTCGGCGCACAAAAGGTACTCTTTTGCACAAAGAAAAAGGCTATCGATGACATCATAGAGCAAGCTAAAAAGATGGGATATGATATGGAGATTTACATAACCAACTTTGAGCAACTGCATAAAGTAGAATATGGATGGGATGTTGTGATTGTAGATGAGGCGCATGGACTAGGTGCTTTTCCAAGGCCAAGTAAAAGAGCTAAAGAGTTGAAGCGTATTTGTGCAGCTACGCCTATTATTTTTTTGAGTGGCACGCCTACTCCAGAGTCCTACTCACAGATTTACCACCAGTTATACATATCTAGTTACTCGGTATATAAAAAGTATAAGACCTTTTACCAATGGGCAAATGATTATGTGATAGTGCAAAAGAAATACGTATTTAATCGAGCGATTAATGATTACTCACTTGCATACGAAGAAAAAATTATGGAAGATATAAAGCCAATTATGATCACATTCACCCAAGCCCAAGCTGGATTTGAGGGACTGATAGAAGAGAATATTCTTTACGTTAAAATGGAAGATAGCACGTATAAGCTAGCTGAAAAGATACGTAGAGATAAAATGGTAACAAATAAAGAAGGCGAGACTGTGATGGGAGATACGGCGGTCAAACTTATGAATAAGCTGCACCAGATTTATAGCGGGTCGGTAATTGTCGATGAGCCAAAGCGAGTAGCAAAGGCATTTGACTACACCAAAGCTGAGTTTATTAAGGAGAAATTTGCGGGTAAAAAGATCGCTATATTTTATAAGTTTCAAGCGGAGTATGCAGCACTACTTTGGGTGTTTGGCAGTAGGATTGAGATAGACGCTGCGGCGTTTAACAAGGCGGGTAATGAGGCCGTATTTGTATCGCAAATAGTGAGCGGTAGAGAGGGGCTGAATTTAAGTTCGGCCGATGCGCTTATTTTTTACAATATCGACTTTTCGGCTACGAGTTATTGGCAGAGTAGAGCCAGGATTCAGACAAAGGATCGTACCGAGTCGGCTCAGATTTACTGGATATTTAGCTACAACGGCATAGAGGATAAGATATATAAAGCGGTAATGGATAAGAAGGACTTTACCCTTGCGCACTTTCGTAAGGAATATAATGTATAAAATGAAAATTATGCTTGCACTACTAAAAATCTCTGTATGGGCAGTCTATTGGGTTGCCTTTTGTGTACCTTTTACACTATGCTTCATGTTTATTATAACAATAAATTATTTAATCAAAAAGCTATACAATGACACAAAAAATTATCTCGAGTCTATTCACTATTGAGTGTGAGCATTTACATTATGCCTTGGGTTTGCCGCATACAACAGAGATTGACTGGTGGCACCAAAAGACCGACAACAAAATTCATTGGAGCGTAGAAATATTTTTTTCTAGTGAGGGCATAAGCTATATTCGTGGTTTGGCTGAAGAAGTTACGGCTATCATTACATTCAGAATCCACGAAGATGATCTAAGAGCAAAGGACATTGTAAGGCTAGGTGAGGAAAACCAGCTTTTCAAGACGGGATTTTTTTACGAAGGCCTTGTGCATTTGAACACACTCAGAGATCGTGGATGGCAGACAGTATTTGAGGTGGAGTGCGAGAACGGGATAATGATGCCAAGCAAAGTGATTATAAATTTTATGGATAAAAATATTTTGATATTATGACCCATGGCTCACTATTTAGTGGCATAGGAGGTTTTGACCTAGCGGCAGAGTGGATGGGATGGGAGAATATATTTCATTGTGAATGGAATCCATTCGGACAGAAAGTATTAAAGTATTATTGGCCTAACGCAATTAGTTATGAAAACATTTGTACAACAGATTTTACAGTTCACAGAGGAAAAGTTGACATCATCACCGGAGGATTCCCATGTCAACCATATTCACTCGCAGGAAAGCGACTCGGTAAAGAGGATGAGCGCCATTTATGGCCAGAAATGCTTAGAACAATTCGAGAAGTTCAACCACGTTGGATCGTGGGCGAAAATGTTTTCGGCCTTGTTAATTGGTCAGGAGGGTTGGTATTCCACGAAGTGCAAGCTGACTTGGAAGCTCAAGGGTACGAAGTACAACCGTACATACTTCCAGCTGTTTCCGTCAACGCTCCACACCGAAGAGACCGTGTCTGGTTTGTTGCCCACTCCTTGCGCAACAGAAGCAGAGAAGGCTTGTGCAAAAGACAATCAGAACAGTTTGACGAGAATGGTATTAAGAGGACAAATGTTACCTACACCAACTACAATGGATTCAACCAATGCGACAGCAAATATGAAAAGCACTCAAGTGAAAGAAGGTTCAATGCACTCAGTAACATTAGCGAGAGCATTGCAGATGGGGATGTTACCAACTCCGAGTGCATTGGATTATGTATCATCACAAAAAACAGAGGATTACAACAAGAGAAAAATAAAAATTATGGAAGAGAGAAAAATAAATCTACATTATCCATTAAAACAGTTTGCAACAGATGTAAACCCAACTGGGAAAACTTCCCAACTGTCGCCCCGGTTTGTACTGGAGATGATGGGATTTCCAACAGATTGGACGGAATTACCTTTCCTAAGTGGAGAAAAGAAAGTATAAAAGCCGGAGGCAACGCAATAGTACCACAAGTAGCTTATCAAATTTTTAAAACTATACAAGCATATGAGAGAAGCAGAACTGCAAAAGAAGATTGTTGATAGACTAAATAGACATGGATGGAGTTGTATTAAACTCATCCAAACCAACATGAACGGCATACCAGACTTAATGTGCATACGAAAAGGAGTGGTCATGTTCCTAGAAGTAAAAACAGAGAAAGGAGTAGTGGCACCACTGCAAGAAAAAAGAATAGCTGATCTGAATAAGCATGGCGTATTTGCAAGAGTAGTAAGATCGCTTGATGATATTGATATTTACTGTTATAAGAATATTTAAAATGTACTATGCATATCTCAAATAAATTTTCGATATGGACTACCTCGAACTAGGACTAAACGTAATTGCTATAAATGAAAACAAAGCAGCCATCTTTCCTTGGAAAGTTTACCAAACGCAGAAAATTACACAAGCGGAGCTTGATGTACAAATGGCCGACCCTAGAGCCAAAGGAGTGGCAATTATTTGTGGGTCTGTATCTGGAGGCTTGGAGGTTATCGACATTGACACAAAATATCAGACCTACGAGCTTTGGGATGAGATTAGAAGAAGAATCAGACAAGAGCTTTATGATAAATTGCATATTGTCAAAACTAGAAGCGGAGGGTACCACCTCTATTATAAATGTGAAGAGATTGAGGGGAATCAAAAGTTGGCAAGTAGGCTACCAACAAATGATGAATTTAAAAGCAACCCTCACATCAAATCCTACTGTGTCATTGAGACACGCGGTGAGGCTGGTTATGTTGCGGCACCGCCTTCGAGTGGCTATGAGGTCTTGCAAGAAGGCATCAATGTTATTACAATCGAGGAGCGGCAAGAGTTACTCACGCTTATGCGATCCTTCAATGAAGTTGTCGAAGAACATATCATTGAAGCTCATCACAAGCCTTCTCCTAAAGACTATGGACTTTCCCCATTTGATGACTATAATAACCGATGCAACTTCACTGCGCTCATGGAAGAGTGCGGGTGGGAAAAAGTTAAGAATGGAGGCGTTAGAATTTACTACCGCAGACCAGGCTCGACAAGTGAACATAGTGGGTCGTATAATACCGAGATGGGACTATTTTCCGTATTCTCAACGAACACGCCGTTTCAAGTTGGTAGGGGTTATAAGCCAGCAGCAGTGTATGCCATACTCAAATGCAACTCGGACTTCAAAATGGCGGCCAGAGCTTTACTTGACGAAGGGTATGGAGAGCGAAAGCAAAACTTCGGAGGTAAATTAGAAAAAGAGGTATTTGAGAAAAAGAAAAGTGGTGTAGCAAAAGATGAGATCGTTACATATCTTGTTCGTAAGCATGACAAGAGCGTAGAAGAGGCTAGTGAAATTGTAGAGAAGTTAGATGGTGAGTTTGGACCAGAGATAAAAGAGTTTTGGGAGACCAGAGAAAAGAACGGCGTTGTAACACCAATTATACAACTGGATAAGCTCGAAAGGTTTCTCAATGAGAAAGGTGGGTTCTCGTTATACTTTTATGACCCTAACTCGGTAATATATAGATTGATTAGGATTCAATATGGCATGGTAGAGGAAAGCTCGACCGAGCAAATAAAGAAATTTATTAAGGGGTTTATCAATAGGTTGCCGAGTAGTTTTGATATGGGACTTGATCCACAGATGCTTATGGAGACGATTTATAAGGGGGCGAATACTTACTTCTCTGATAATTTCTTTGAGTTTTTTGATCGAGCAAAGATTGAGTTTTTGGAAGATACAAAAGAAGTGTGCTATTTCCCGTTCACCAATGGAGTTGTTCGGGTTACTAAGGATGGCATGAAGCTGATGAATTATGGAGAGGTTGGGAAAGTCATATGGAAATCGCAAGTATTGGATCATAAGATATATATTGAGGATGATTTTAAGATTGAGAACTGCGAATACTTTAAGTTTTTGGATAAGATTAGTGGTGGAGATAACGCGAAGCTGGTGTATTGCCTATCGCTGATAGGATATTTACTACATAAATACAAAGACCCAGCTAGGCCATTTGCGGTGATTCTAGCCGAAGAAACGGAGAATGAAGCCAAAGGCGGGGGAACGGGTAAGGGGATTTTTGTAAAGGCATTGGGGTATATCAATAATCTGGTAGTAGTAGATGGCAAGAATTTTAAGATAGATAAGAACTTTGCCTTTCAAAGGGTTGATTTGGACACTAGGCTTATAGCCATTGAAGATACTCGTAAGAACGTTGATTTTGAGGGTTTTTACTCGATCATAACCGAAGGTATTACGGTTGAGAAAAAGAACAAGGATGAGCTTAGAATACCTTATAAGGACTCACCTAAGGTTATCTTTACCACTAATTATACTATACCTAACTCGGGGAACCATGCTAAGCGTAGGCAAAAGATATTTGAATTTGCGCCATACTTTTCGCCTAAGCATACCCCAGAGGATGAGTTCGGGCATAAGCTATTTGATGATTGGGACAAGGATGAGTGGAATAGGTACTTTAATTTGATGTTTCACTGCGTATCAGATTACTTGGAAAATGGGGTATCGGAAATGCCAATGAGTGATAGTTTAAGTAGGAAGCAAATTAGGGTACAATTCGGGGAAGAGTTCTTGGATTATTTCATGAGCCTGGAGGGCGAGAGTGGGTTGACCATTACACTAGAAAGATTATATAATGACTACCTAACTTTTACGGGTTATGACAAGAAAGATTACTCGTTAAAAAGGTTTAATAAGGCGATAGAAGAGACGTGTGGGATTTTGAAAATGGACTACAAAGTTGTGCGAGATCGGGGTCAAAACAACAAAAAATGTTACGTTATTAACTTTAAGAAAGAATTGTCTGATGATTTCTTTTAGTGTAGTGAAGTTTTTGTCTAGTTAATGTAGTCCATTTTGGCAAAATGTAGCGCAAATGTAGCGCATTTGTAGCGCAGAAGTCGTTGATAATCACTCTTGTAGTCCATGTAGTCCATTTTTTTAATATTTTAGCCAGGGGGTATTTATTTTTATATTTTTTAATAGGGTGGGGTATATAGAGAATTGCGGTGAATTGGGAAAATGGTCCAGCCAAATAATCTGAAAGATTTTTGGCGCGTTTGGTTTAGGATTTTTGGGGCGGGAGTTTTTGTGGGGTTTAGGGGTTTTTGGCAGATCGAAACCGAAACGGTTCCGAAAAGGTTTTTGGTTCGGAAAGTTTTTGGTGAGGTTAAGGGTTTTTGGCGGTTGGGGGTTTTTGGGGTTTTTGGCTTGAAATATGGCAAAAATGCCTCAAAATCGGTTGTTTTTGGCAATAGTTGCAATTGAAACGATATATTAAACATTGAAAATCAATCATTTATGGAGTTAATTAATGTATTAGAGGGCGTTTGTTTTGTTATGGGTCAAGATATTAACCGCGTTAAAACAAAGGGTCGTTTTCGGGAGCTTGTTGTATGTCGTCATCTGTTTTACTATTTGTCGAAATACTATTACGGTGCTACATTGAAACAAATAGGCCAGTTAACCAACACGGACCACACTAGCGTCATTCATGGCATATCTGTAATAAATGATCTATTAAGCATAAAAGACGAAAACATTGAAAACGCTTTACGATCAATTCAAGAATATATTTCAACCCGTTACATGATCGATAAAAGAATTTCAGTATTTGTCCCGTATGACGTTAATCTTTCAGAATTGGCCGAAATGCTACAAAATGAATACCGTTGTAGGGTTATTTTATAGATTGATGCTTTACGAACATTGCTACACAATAAAGGGCGAATTTTATGTTATTCGGGTTATCCCAATTGGCATAACTTTCGGCCAATGCTTGGTAATTTTGTTCGATCCAGTTATACAGATCGTTTAAAATATCGTTATTAGTCATTTTAAGACGTTTTAAGGCCATAAAAAACGGCCCGAAGGCCGTTAACCACTATTTGCAAAATTGATCTTGTAATAAGGCTAAAATTAGCCCAGAAATAAACAACCAGATCAATAAGTTTATAAATGCTTTACTTTTCATAATATTATATTTTAATTTAATACAAAACCGCTAGTATCTTTTTTGGCCTTTCCTTTAGCTTTAAGACCTACAACAACATTGCAAGGATCAAAGTAACGAAGATCAGTGAGGTCGCCGTTAATTACTTTTTTACCCAAAAATGTTTGGGGCAATTCATTACGAAACACTATAGCAACATTGCCGCCAATGTCTAAAATGTCTTTAACCTGGTCGAAATTTGTTTCAGACATTGAAAAAGTTAGTTTATAGTTAGTGCCAAAATATTTTTTGTATACATTGGCATTTTTAGTGTAGTCATAAAAAAGTAAATTTTTTGAAGTTAACCAGTTATGGCCCGTATACCTTTGTAAAAGGTCTAAATGATCCACGTCACTGGTGCCGTTTAATCGAATAGCTATTTTTTTGTTCTGGGCCAATGCTAAAAAGTCAAGTTGCAATAATTCTGAGTGAAGCTGAAAGTAAAATGATTGACGGTTATAGGCCCAAAATTTAGTCTTATTAATTCTTGCATTTTGTACGTTAGTAAAAGCCCCACGGCCCGCTGAATATAGGCATGAACTTTTACAACCTTCAGAAGCAAACGGGCAAACATTATGAGTGCCAATTGTATTTGCTGGGGCTAAATACAAAATAAAAGTTTCCAATTCATTTTTAGCCGTTTTGGCGTTTGTGTTACCGGGTGACAATAATTTTTTTACTGTTGTGTAGCTAGGTTGGGTTGTTAATTTAGTTTTTTGCATGATAGTAGTTTTTGTGGGTTGTTAATGTTATTCGCAAGCTAATTGCCAATTTTGTAAATGTTTGGCCGTTGATCTGTCTAAATTCAACGAATTACATATAAAACGGGCCAATTTAGTGTTAACTGTTTTTTTACTGATATCATTGGATCCAATAACTTTAATAACGTCACGCGGCCCCATACCTAAAATTCTGTGACATACTTTAACGTCCTGGCCTAAAAAAAACGTTTTGCCGTATACCTTTAGACTCCAATAACTGATCCAGGGAGTCGAAGATCTTGTAATTAAAATTTGCATAATTAAAGAATTTGTAAGATTATGTAAATGTTTTTATCAATTGCTGAAACGCTTGAAACAGTAATGAATTTTACTTCGTTGGTTAATTTGTTTAATGTTAGTACTGACATAAATTAATTGTTTAAATAGTTGATTAAAAAAATAACTAAATAAAATACGGCCGTAATTACTAGCGGCAAAATGTTTGAGGCGGTTAAATGTTTCATTGTTGTTGGTTTTATTGTTTATTAATTAATATCCAGTTTTATAAAACTTCAATATTCTTTTAGCGAATGTTTCAATATTTGAAAACATAGTAAACTTGCAATCTTTTGTAAATTCACACATCCAAAAATTTTGATTTTTACTAATAAAAAATTGAGTGTTATGGTTTTCAAATTTTACTCCGTTTTTTAATTGCTCAATGATTTGTTTTGTTGTCATGTTTTTTGCTTTTGTCTCACAATATTACTAACAATTTTGTATATACAAAAATATTTATACAATTATTTTTATTCACAAAGTTATCAACACCATGTGTTTTCATGGCTAGAATATAGCGCAAAACATTGGTAATTTGTTGCTTATAATGCGCCGTAAAGGGTTCTATATAAAGAAAGGCAAAGAGGGATCAGTTTACATTCATATATATGTAGCTGATTTTCAGCAATATATTAAGGATTTGGAAGGCCAGGACGGTTGGGTGACCTTCCGTTTATTTGAGCGTAACATTCCAGATGACAAAGGGCATACACATAACTTGGAAGCTATACAAAATATTGAAAAACAAAATAAGATCGCATCTGAATATTCAAATAAAATCAAACTAGATAACAATGACTGATCAACAATTGACGGCAAAGATAGAAGAGAGGAAGAGCAAAAGAGGCGGAGCAAGGGAAGGAGCAGGAAGGAAGAGAAGGCTAGAAGAACATGAAATTATGATGAAGCTGGCCCCAATGGAAAGCAAAGCATTCCAGGCCCTGGAATATAATTTGATGAGAAACGATATGAAGGCCGTTCAATTGTTTTACCAGTATTACATGGGAATGCCTACACAACGAATTGAAAGCAAGATCGAAGGCCAATTGAACCAAGTACAAATAGAGGTTATAAAACCCAATGTACAGATCATGGAGGAAGCGACAAACTAGCAGTTTTGTTGAACCTTTTCTATTTAACATAATACCAGTTATAGTGTAAAGTGATTTTTGTTTAACTAATTATGTATGACAGACTGGCAAAAGGTCGCTGCACTAATGGGGGGTACTTAAACTTTTTACTTTTGGGCGGAGGCGGGGGCAAAGCAGAAAAATGACAACACTAAAACACTTGTCTAGATAAAAACCACATACACTAATGACCCCACTTTTATACCTACTTTTTCAACCCAATAACTAATACTAAATTTTTAGAAAATAACTAAAACTATGGACGCTAAACTTCAGACTAATAAGATCTTTGAAATATTGCAAGACTCAAAAAAGCGCATTACGGTCATGCAGGGAGGTTCTAGATCTGGAAAGACTTACAATATCCTTATTTGGTTTATTGTAAAGCTACTTCAAGAGAATGGCAAGACATTAACGATAGTAAGACAATCTCTCCCAAGTATAAAAGGTTCAGTCCTACGCGACTTTGTGGACATACTTTCGAAATTAGGAATATATTCAGAGGATAATCACAATAAGACAGAGCAAATATATCAGCTTAACGGTAACGTGGTCGAGTTTGTTAGTGCTGATCAACCACAAAAGATTCGAGGTAGGGCTAGAACCTATTTATTTTGCAATGAGGCTAATGAACTCAGTTATGAAGCATGGATGCAGCTCATAATGAGAACGGAAGGTAGAATTGTTATTGACTATAACCCATCGGACATCTCCTCATGGATTTACGACGATGTGATTCCAAGAGACGATGCTGATTTTTATATTACTACTTTTAAAGACAATCCTTTCCTACCAAAAGAACTGGTTGACGAATTAGAGCGTTTAAAAGATGCAGACCCTAACTATTGGCAAATCTACGGCCTTGGTGAGCGTGGACTATCTCAAGACCTCATCTATACGCACTATCGCACAACCGAGCAAATGCCAGAAGGTGAAACGGTGTATGGCTTAGACTTTGGATTCAACGTGCCGAGTGCAATGGTCAAGGTTGTGTTCTATGAAAATGCAGCGTATGTACAAGAGTTGATCTACGAAACAAAACTTACTACAAATGACTTAGTGGAAAAAATTGTAGCTTTGGGCATAGATAAGTTTGATGAAATTTATTGCGATGCCGCAGAGCCAAAAACTATTGAAGAGTTGGTAAGACAAGGACTAAATGCGAAGCCAGCTAATAAGGATGTACTTGAGGGAATACGTTCCGTTAAGGCTACTCCACTATACATTCATCAAGATTCCGTAAATTTACTTAAAGAGGTAAAAAATTACCGTTGGAAAACGGATAGGAATGGTAATAAACTTGATCAACCGGTAAAGTTCAATGACCACATTAGTGATGCTATGAGATATGCAATATTTTCTAAATTAACAATCCCAAGTGTTACTTGGGGAGCAATATAAAAAAAATGGGATTACTCGACATCTTTAAGAAAAAAGGAATTAATCCTTACCCAACAAATGTGGTAAACATGGTTGGGATGAATACAACAGCTATTCAAAATTACACGGGCTTATCTTATGTCAACGAAGGATACCTAGGCAATGCGGATGTTTACTCTATTGTGAGTTTTCTTGCTAGAAAGAGTGCATCTATTCCTTGGTACGTTTATAAGTTAAACCCAGGTGAGAAGGCACGCACATCACTTATGCGTTACAAACAACTTTCAAAAGGCATTGGTAACCATGGTGCGTATGAGAGAGCGGTTATGGAGCGTAAGAATGCTTATAGCGAGAATATAATTATGGGTAGTCCACTTGCTAGACTTTTGGAGAGACCAAATAGCTATCAAGCGCAAGATCAGTTTTTTGAAAATTTATTTGGTTATAGATACCTTTCGGGGGAGGGCAATGTTTATGGTAATGATGGTAAACTTGGCGGTAGATTCTCGGAGCTTAATATACTCCCTACCCAATACGTTGAGATATAC